TCAGCAGCAGACTTTGTTCCCTTCATCTCATCATTGAGATGATTAAAAGCAGTCTTAGCCTGATTTAGCTCAGCTTCCATCCTGTTGGCTTGTGTGGAGTTCTCACCAAATTCTTTTTTGGTAATTTCCAATTGCTGTTCTAGATTAGAAATTTGTTTACTTACAATCTCAGACTGAGCACCAATCTTTTTCTGGGCAAGAGCATTTCTCTCGGCTTCACTAGCATTAGCGCCTAGCTGACTTTCTTGCAGTTTGAATGAGCTTGTCACCTTTACCATCTCTGAAGCAAGTTGACTCTGCTCATTTTGCAACTCTTTTAATTGGTTCTTGTTGTTCTGAGTAGCACTCCCATTCTCAGTAAGCGCCTGGTTCACATTTGCAAGCTTACCCTCATATCCTTTTAGGACGTTTTGAGTAACTTCTACCTCACGTTGAAAAGCACGGTACTGGTCAGCACCGATATCACCATTTTTGAATTGCTGCTCCACCTGAGACTGAGCTTGTCTCAAGGTTTCTAGTTTCTCTTTGGTCGTCGAAACTTGCTTTTGCAAGACTTCTTGCTTCTGAGTCAGGAGCGTTACGTTCCCTGTATCAAACTTCAATGCTTTGTCAATCTGTCTCAACTCCTGACTTGCATCAGTAGCAGCTTTATTGACATTTTTCAGGGCCTTTTGTAAGGGCTGCGTGTCGCCATCGATTTCAATTTTGATCCCTTTGATATTCCCTGCCATATTTCCTCCTTTCACAAAAAATAGAAAAGCGCTGAGAGAACTTCTACGACTGATAATGCAGTTAGGACAATGAACTTGACCTCAGAATCGCTCTCTCAGCACTCATTTTTTCTTTAAAAATTGTCAAAATCAGCTTGTGTGGCTTTCCGTTCGCCACCCTTGTCCTCACTCCGTAAATTCACATAATCCGTCTGATAATCCAGCGCCATTCCGATTGAGATGTGTTTTAGATCATCGATAGACAGACCAGTTTCTTTACAGCAGGACAGATAAGACTCTACTGTGAAGATTTCTTCACTAGCTGATTCTGATTCATCTGGTGCTTTTTTGTCGTCATGCTCGCATTCAGCATTTCCATCAGCACAGGACCAACTTCCTGAATCGGAAAGACTTCCATTTCCATGAAGAATTGTTCATAAGGCTTGATGTGAGGATTTGCAGATTTAGCAAAGGTCCAAAAAAGACGGTTGAAAAAGGTCATATCAAACTCTTCTAGCATTGAAATGTCAATGTCAGTCGCTGTAAATTCTTTTTCAGCTTCCAGCTTGTTCAATTCATTCATGAATGATTGATTTTTCAACATCGAGAACAAATCTTGAAAATAATCTTTCCCAAATTGTTGCTTGTAGGCGATAGGAGTATAACCATTAGTGCCTAATTCGTACTCCTGATCACCAACCAAAACGATTTTACGCATAGATTTTCTCCTTAAGCTGCAACCGCAGTAGGTTCATACACTTTTTTGAACCAGTTGTCATAAATTTCCTTATTATCAGCTGATGTGATAGAACGTTTAACAACTGAGTCCAGAGGACGAGGACTTGCTTTAAAGCCAAGTTCACGCTCATTGACGTTTGTACCGTTCTTGGTTTTTGAGCCATTGCCTGGACGGCTCGCTGAACAGTAGTAAAGGACGTGACGTGTTTTATTCTTGTCCCCCGAAAATTCAAACATCAAGGCAAATGAGGTGAATTCTGCATCAGCTTTCTCAGTCAAAACACCCGTCTGAGCATCTTTGATTTCACCCAAAATCTTAGTCGCAAACATTTCAATAATGTGAGAAATTTTGAATTTCCCTTCATACCCTTCATTTGAGTTCATGAAGTGATAATCGATATCGTCTGCTTTGATTGGTGTTGATTCACCCTTTGGATCCAATGTTAATTCCATTGCACCAGGAAAACGGAAAATTTCATCGTAAGCAATCACTCCATCTGCACCAATTGATTTAATTGGCGCAACGTGAACATTTTTTAAACCATAGGTTACTTTATTTTCTTGAGTCATGTCATTCCTCCTTAGTATAGATAGACCGTATAAGACTTGACATAGAGTCTCTCAGTCTCGATAAATGTTTCTTCTTGAACATCGAAAAAGAGCTCGTGGGTTGTCCACAGCTCTTCCAGACGTTCTTCCAAATCTTCATCCTTACTCTCAAAAGCCAGCTCAACTGTCACGCTCTTAATCTGATGATTAACCGTGTTGTCAGCTGCATTGATGGCTGGACTTGATTCATAATAGACCAGGTAAGGTAGGTCAGGAGCGTTACCAGTTTTAAACGCTCGATAGGTGACAGGTAGGTTTACCTGTTCCAAAATAGCAGCAAAGTCTGATAGATTCATTTCCCAATCTCCTTGATACGCTTCTCAAAGTTTTCTTTAACTTTCTCCTCAACAGGTTTAATATGTGGAAATGCCCGACTACGACCGCCATTTCTCAAAACATGTCCATTTTCTAGTAAGTGAGTTAAACGATAGGTTGGAGCCGCGTTGTATATGACGTATGACCCCTTAGCATTTTTCTTGAAGCGCCAATTTCTAGCATACTTTCCATAACGTTTTGGACTAGTCGCTTTTAATTCCGTAACGGCTTCGTTTACAACGTCCTCAGCAATCAGATCAATCTTATCTTCTACCTCAGCAGAGTACTCTGCCATTGCCTTTGCAATTTCATTCGATAAATCACTTGTTAAGCTCATTTCAACACCTCTGACAAAGTCAACTCTAAAATTTCAGAATCGATAGGATAGGTTTTCAAGATGCGATATTGCTTGCCTTCAAACTTCGCAAACTCCTGATTCTCATACTCAAAATTTCGAATCTCAACGACCAAGCTCGGTTTTAGCCCCGCTTGGTTCGCCTGATAAAATTCAGAGCGAGTAACCCTCTTTTTGCGACATAAGAGAGTAACTTCAACATCTTCAGAGATTGATTGTAGTAACTTGTCCTTACCTGTGACTTTCTTAGAGATCAGCGTGATTTCATGATTCCACATTCTTGACCTCTTTCTTTGATGCTATCTGTAAATTATGCAGTCGCCATTGAAGGTGACGTGGCATGTCCACCCCACCCTCATAGCGATAAGCAGCATAGTCAACGATAAACATTTCATGGTCAGCACGCTCACCGACAAGCTCGATACCGAGGTTATCGGTCAATTCAGTGATGACACTTGAAATGATTTTTTCTAACGGCTTGTCTCTCAAGCTGGTTGAAATACCCAGCTTAAGCTTCAGCAATTCTAAAAGCTGACCTTCATCCATGCTTACTCCTCAACTTCCTTAGCAGGCTCTTCAGCAGTTTCCTCAACTGTTTCCTTAACTGTTTCTTCCTGCTCAACTGCGGGCTCTTCCTTAACTTCTTTTGTTTCAGGATCTGGTTTCTTAGGCTCATCATCTCCCAAAATCTCAAGGAAGATAGAGCCAGCAGTGTTAGAACCAGTCAAAAGGCCATTGGTAAAGCTATCTGTGGGCTCATATCCTTCACGAGGAAAGATATCGCCAACAGCATAGTCATGTTTTTCAGGATCAGCCAAGTCCTTGAAAGGACGAATTACTTTATAGCTCATACGCTACCTCCTTAAGCTACTGCGTCAGTGTAAGTTCCGAATACCCCAGCATCTTCATCTGTCTTCTGGATATCAAAACGAAGGTATGATGCAAGGTTCTTACCAAATTTATGATTATCTTCCCAATTCACGGTCAATTCCATACGGTCAAACAATGTAAGGAAGTATTCGACATCACCGATGAAGAATTTCATCTCACCTTCTTGACCTAGTAGTGTATCTTCAACTGGATAAATTGTTTTACCTGAGAATGAATATCCAGTTGGTGAAGTGATGTCGGGCTGCATCATGTAACGGCCATCTTTGTCCTTAATCTTATCCAGTGCATTGAACATGGTATCTGTAACAACAAGTGATTTTTTGTAGACAGATGAAATTTTAGTGTTTAAAATGTCTTTGATTCCATCAAGTCCACTAGCGTTTACAACTTTTGCAGATTTCATAACATCCGCAACAATTGCCAATTTTGTTTGTTCGTCTTGGTCTTGGATATCTTCTTGAAGGATTCCAATGAGATCGTATTGCGCATCTTCAATCGCTTCACGAGAGATAGGAAGTTCCCCACGATAAGTCTTGATTTTGTAATCAACTTCAGTGATTTTTGTTTTTCCTAATTCTGGATTTTCTTCAAGCTCACCAACTTCTGTCATCTTACGATTTGATTTTTTCAGAACTGGGTAAGTACCTGAACCACTTGTTACTTTGACAATATGAATAAGGTTGAGCAATGGGTTCTGACGTTCAGGTGTTTTTTGTGGTTCCAAAACCTCTTTCGGAATAATCGCTCCTACATCTGTTGTTTTAACACCTGTGCGTTTTTGTCCACGAGAGCGGATGAATTCTAGTACTGCGTCACGTTGTTCCAATTTTTGTCCTCCACGATGTTCTTTGCTTGGATAAGTCGGTGCCTTACGATTCAGTTCTTCAACTTGATTTTTCAAATCTTCAATTTCTTTTTCAAGTTGTTCTTTTTCTGATTCCTTTTCATCCAATTCTTTTTGGATGTCTTCAAGGTTCTTTTCAACTGCTGAAACTTCTTCATCATTTCCAGCTTGTTCCAATTTAGCAGCTTCAAGTTCTGAGCGCTTGTTCAATTCTTTGATTGATTCTTCAAGCTCTACCACTTTGTCTGCTTTGTTGCGCATACGAGCGCCTAAAATCAATGATTTGTGCATAGATTAAATTTCTCCTTAATTTCTTTCTTGCGCTTGTCCAGCGCTTCACGATTGGCACGCTGTTGACTTTCAAAGTCTTTCTGTCGTGCAGCAATTTCCGTTTGCGGATAGGCTGGGAAAGTACATGGACTCACTTCAAAGATTTCTAATTCTAAGATAGTGTCCAGGTACGAACCATCTGCTTGCTCTTCCGTGTTGATTTTGATTGGGATAAAACCAAAGCTACATCCAATCACATCGCCACGCTGAACACGAGCATAGGCCCCAACAGCTTGCGGATCATCTTTGTTGATGATGATATCACCGTAAAGTCCGATTTCATCAACTCCCAAAATGACTGTTCCGTTACCAGTACGACCAAGCACCAAACTATCATCATGGTTAAATAATGCCCTGATGTCAGCTCCTTTGATGGCTTTTTCAACACCCTCACGTTTGATTACCTCAAAGTAGCCTGGCCATAGCTCAGTAACTTCATCAAACTTGATGAAGTACCCACTCAAAATCAAATCACCGCTGTCAGCTTCTTCTCGTGTTTTGAATTGAGCGGTACGATAACTATTCCGTTTCTTCATTCTCTTCCTCACCCCCTTTCAGTTTTTTCTGGCCCCCAAGTCTATCTTGTGGGATATAGTTTTCAAGAGCAAGGAGCTCATCCATATCAGGATCAGGCGGCATTCCAAGCCAATCCCTCCACTCATTTCGACGCATTGCCATACTTTTAGTCATCTGTTCAGCAACTGAAGATAACTCTGTAATGTCATACGAATAAAGCGAGCGAGCATTAAGTTTGAAATACCGATTATTTGAAACGAGTAAGTCTCTCGTTAAGGTCTGAGTGATCGTCGTAGCAATGCTCATGACCGTAGTATTGACAAAGTTGTTGTATTCTTCTTTATCAAAGCTACCAACTCCCAAAATAAAAGCTGGCACTCCCAAAAGCCCAGCAACTGTTTTCTTGTCAATTTCAACAGATTCATTGATAGCAATATCTTTCAAACTTAATGGCTTGACCTGTTCAACCTCTAACAAGGCATCAGGAATAATCCACGGCTCACCAGCTTGACTAGTGCTAAGATATTTCTTAGCGACCTGGTCACGTCCCTCTTGTGTTCCTAATTCCCCACTAGAAGAATCAACCTTAACAATCAAGCTAGGAACATTTTTGCCACTCATAAAACCTTTTTTAATTTGAGTTGCAAGGTTTAAATTCCTAACAATATCCCTCAGAGCAAGTCTGTAGCCAGTCCCTACAAATGGATTGTCTGGATCTGGGTTGATTACGAAATGCACGATTTCGCTTGGGCTGTAGTCGATACCACGATAATTGACGATATAACCAACATCATCACTCTTGAACGATACTTCACTCATAGAGAATGGTCTCAGGTTCAAAATGTAATCATTTACAGGATCATACTCAACATGAAGAACTGAATTTCCGTCACCAAATAGCAACAGGTCACGCACAATCTTGAAAATCCAAGTTTTGCGAGTCATATTGTCGCATGGGTTTACATCAATCTTGCGAGCCAGTCCGTCTTTTATTCTGATATCGCCTTTTTCGGTATTCTCCATCAAGTGAATAGTCATGTTCGATACCATGTCAGCAATCCTATTGACCGCAGCAATCACATCAGGATTGCGAGCTAAAGGCACATAGCCATCACCGTCGATATAAAACCCAAAATCTGAATGAGTGATAACGTTCGTTCCACTTCGACTCTTACCACGTTTCAAAAACCTATCTAAAAGCCCCATCTTTCCTCACCTCCTTTCTCTAATCAAAGAAGCTCATGACATTCTGATTCTTACCAAGATTAGCAAGAGCCTGAATACAAGCAAAAACGCTGGCATCAAACAAGTCAATTCTTGCAGTACCACCGTCACCATCTAATTTCTCATATTGCACCGCATCGTCCACCTTTTCAATTGCTCTAACATTGCTCACACAGTATTCGTAGGCATCAGAATGAAGATAGTAAAATTCTTTATTCTTAACTTTAAACTCAATCCGTCTGAATCCCTCAGATTTCAGATAAAAAAGCTGTGGTTGGTCAATCATCTTGAACCGAGCTTGTTTCATCTTGGTCAGGAACTCACGACCAAACTTCCTATCCATTCCGACAGCAGCAATCTTGAAGCCTTTCTCCCTCATCTGGATGAACCATTTAACAATATCATCATAGAGAACGGTTGGGGTGTTGCTCATCGTCAGCCAACCATCAGACTGCCACCCAAAGAGTGGAATCCCGTCATCGTTAGCTTTCTTCTGAGCATTTACACGAGGAAAGAAAGCATGTGTGATACAGATATCAACATCTTTCTCGCCGTCATGATAGACACCATAAAGAGCCGCGGCGGTCAAGTCATGCAACCTTGACAAGTCAGCTCCACCATACCACTGAATAGGCAAGCGTGCCAACTCCTCTAAGGTCCAATCGTAACGACTGTCTGAAGCAATAAACTCATCAGGATTGAAATAAGCGTTCATCGAGTTAGTAAAGACATTCAATGTCTTGTTAAAGAACTCATTCCTAGTCTGTGGATCATTCATAGCCTGCTCTGCTTCCGCTCTCAAAGCAGGCATGGACACCGTGACACCCCAAGACGGATTTGCCATCTTCAAAACATTATCATCAAGATAGTCACCAACATCGCCATCCGTTGTCTGATTGGCTTTACAAATAAAGATAAATAAAGCCTCATCCTGTACCAACTGCTTGAGCACTTTCTGACAGTATTTCAAGCGGTTAGCAAGAAATCCAGTAGGAATATCACCGGCCGTTGAGATAACAAAAAGCATACTGTTTCGGTATGCTGACATTGTTTTCTTCATAAGACCATACTTCTTAGAATTTCGCATGGTGTGAGCTTCATCGATGACCGTGACATTGCCATTGAGAGAGTCTAAACGACTTTCATCATTGGCCAGTGCTTGAATATAGAATGACCCATCGTCTCCAAAATTAGCTGTGATAGAATGTTCTTGGTTGTTGTCCTTGATGCGGATGGATTTTTCATTCCATCGTTCCACGTTGAATTTGATGAAATTAAAAGCTTCCAGTGCTTGCTTGACAGAGTTGGCCACGATATAGCATTTTGAACCACTATCGGCGTCCAAAATCTGATAAAGCAAAGCAATAGCAGCAGTAAAACTGGTCTTACCGTTTTTCCGTGCCAGCATTATCAAGGCTTCCTTGAACCTACGCTCGTTCGTACCAGCGTGATAGAACCCAAAGAGATTGACAACTGTGAAATGTTGCCACGGTTGCAAAATCAAAGGTTTGTTACGGATCGACATGGCGAACATGTCATCTCCTTGCTGATGAACAATTGAGTTCTCAATGAAGTGAACAGCGAAATCCACTATATCCTCATCAAGCTCATATGCTGGATTTTCTAAATCCCTCAAAAAACGTTCAGCAGCCAAAATCCGTTCTTCGTTATGTTCCTCTTGATAGCTCAGGACATAATCAACATAGGCTTTAGCTTTTCCAAGATTGGTTGTAGCGTGGCGAAAATCGGCAAAACGTTTTTCAAAGTCTTTATCCATCTTTCACTCGCTTCTTTTTCAGTTCATTCTTAAACTTCAGGACCTCAGTAAGAACTGACTCACCTTCTTGTTCTACTACCTCACCAAGCGACTTAGGATTCATCATCAACTGATTAGAGTAGCTGAGGATGTCTTTCCTCAAAATTTCCATTGCTGTCAAGATTGGAACTTTGCGCTCATTTTCAGCACCAGCCTTATTGACGTAGGTGTCTGTTACTGGATAACCCTTGTCAGCATAATCTTGAGCAAGTTTCTGATACTGATAGAGCATCCCTGCAAAAATATCAATGATCATTTCGAACTCTTTCCGATAAGTGCCCAAGTCTTTCATCTGCTTGACCACTTTTGACTTAATCGACTTCGCTGTAATTGGTTTAGCCAAAAACTACCTCCTTTCGTCAAAATCGCTTAGTTTTTACCCCCTTTTTGTTTGAAGGCCCCCGACTTGGAAAAAGTTCCCTTCACCGGTACCCTACTGGCCAAAATGAATTTTTAAAGAGGTGGGGGGTATCCATAAAATTCTTCAAATTCCTTTTTTCTCTTTCTTTGCCAAAATAATCCTTGATTGATAATCTTATCATTCTTTCTATCGTGAAACGTATTGTGTTTCTTGTTTGTTAGTGGCAAACAATTCCACTCGACGAATTCAAGTTCAGGATATTCAGATACAGGGAAGATATGATGTACCATTTCAGCTGCTACTGAAATTCCATACCTCAAACTTTCCTGACAAAGATAGTCGAACTTCCGCATAATCTTATCACGGAACTTCTCCCACTTCTTAGATTTCAAGGATGGTCTGATAGGTTTGTTATACATCTCAAACCTCCTTTCTCAATGCTAAAAGGGACAGGTCTTTGACCTATCCCCTCCTCATACAAGAAAACTATGCTACCATAATAAACCTTTTTTTGTGAGACTTCAAGATGTCTTTTGTCTCATTCTGATTCTTTAAAAAAATTATTCCATTTTACTAGTATGGCTGTTAACGGTATGTGCATTCCATTTACAAATGCTGTTTGAGTATATCCAACAATTTCAAAGCCAACACCAGGATTAGCATCAATATCTTTATTTAATTTCTCGAAGGCCTTTTCTCCAAGAAAATCATCACGGTATTCTTTTACCATTTTTCACCTCTTGAAACTACACTATTTTGTATTTTGAGTTTGTCATACTGTATATTCTGTAAAACTCAATAAAATTTGTTAAGCATTGATATAAACGCTTTAATTTAAGGTTTGTGTTTTTAGTTTGACAACTTTTCAATATGACAAACTAAAAGTTTGAAAAAAATAAAAATGCTTAAATTTTAAACTTAGTCATATTCTTTTTAAATGTGACTTGCTTATCTCCGATGTATATCAACGTTGTCCTTTCTGATGAGTGATTGAATATGCCCATCAAATCATTCACTCCGTTAAATTTTTGATAATAAAAATATCCAAAAGTCTTTCTGATAGAATGAGCAGCGATGTTATCTATCTCTAAATCTTCAACAACTTGTTTTAATATTTGGTCGAATCTTTGTCTACTTATTGGATTGTTTTCCCCTTCTCTACTTTTGAAAACAAATTGATTGAGTGGCTTTCCTTTTACAAAATTACGCATGTTCTTTTTTAACTCTGGTGTCATTCGGACTTCACGTATTTTGCCTGTCTTCTTTTCTTTAAGTTTTATATCCCATCCCTGGACGTCTCTAACACGAATACTTAATATATCTGTAATACGAAAACCTGTGTACAGAGCAACTTCAAAAAGCAGAAAATACATCTCATTCCACTCTCTCAAATAATCTTCAATTTCATGAACTATATCTTTGTCTGTTATTGGGTCCATCTTGTTCATTCATCTCACCTCCTTTCTCAAAACAAAAAGCCAGCATTTGCTGACTCTTGACGATACTTCTGTTGGACAACTTGTTTGAATAGAATTAAGGATGACTCCTCAAGTGTGATGTGTGTTTTTGTTTCAGAAGTTCATGCTATCATAATAAACTGTTTTTCATGAGAGTTCAAGAGGTGTTTTGTCTCATTCTTGTTTACAGCTCACCTTTCAAGATAGCGTACTGTTCTAGGATAATCCTTCTACGTCGATAGATAGTAGCTCTACTCATGAATTTCTGTTCTGCGATTTCTTCCCACCTCAGCTGAGGATATCTCCAACGTAGATTAAAGATTTCCTTATCTTCATCAACTAGATTGCTCAAGAGTTTGTTAATAATCCCTTTAAATCCTTCGAGAAATTTTAAGGTTGGATCATCCGCTATTCTGATTGCAATAGTTTCGGTAGGTTTGCTTATTCCTACGCTAAGCCCACTTTGAGCATCTGGATTTCGAGTTTCTAGTTCTAGCCTTCTCAAATCTATTGTCCGTTGAACGTTTTGGAATTTAAAAAGTTCTCTGTCTAATGTTTTGAGGTCTTCGTCGCTTAATTTCTTCAATTCCTACCCCCTCGATATCTTCGTGATTGCTTCCACTTGATAAGCTTGCCATTGTTATTATTGTTAAAATAATCTGGCAATCTTGCTGTTGGGCTTTCTTTATAGACCACTTTTTCAACGATCTGGACTCCAGGCATCATTTCATCATCTATCCATCCAACTAACCATGCAGGGTTTACGTCATAGGTTTTAGCAATCATTTCAATTTGCTTAATAGATGGATATCCACCTCGCTCGTACAAATGAATTGTGTTTTGGGAGACACCTGTATCTCTGGCCATATCTTTGACAGAGATACATAGGTCCTCTCTAAGTTCTTTCAATCTTAGCTTCATCTTGCTCTCCATTTCCTAGTATTAGCCTTTATGAACTCAGCCTGCTCTTGCATCTGCTTCCATTCATAATCCATGATAATTTCAAGTTGATTGTTACAAAGACCTTTTAAGAAATCATTTTGAGCTTCTAGCTTCTCAATATCCTTATAGGCCCTTTCATACAGTTCATCTTCCAGAAATCTAATGCGCTCTGCCATTGCTTCCTGAATGATGATGTAAGTTGGTTTCTTGTATTTTGTCATTACAATATTACCTCATCTCCAATTTTTAGAGATTCATAGTTTGTTTTAGTAACTACGAATATTCCGTAATTTTGTACTGTGATAGTGTACATGTCGCCAATCTTCTCCTTTTGTAAGACTCTGCCTTTGATTTCTGCACCTTGATTGTCAGCTTTATAAACGACAATCGGACGCTTTGCTTCTAGTTTTTTTATGTGGATACTCTGCCAAATATTTAATCCAGCAGACAATAATATCCAAATTGCGATAAATCTTTTCAATCTGTGACCTCCTTACTCTTCTTCATCCATGATTTCATTAAACTGCTCTTCGTCAATAAGTCCACGGTCAATCATTGTTTAGACCGTCAATTCAATTTTTATCAATCTGTTCAATTCTTTGTTAGGCAACGTAGCCATAATAACTTCTTCCATCTACTCTACCTCCTCATTTTTTTATTGATTCATACGCTCTTTTATAAGCATCCAAATATAGAAATACTATTTCAGACACTTTTTTACCAGCGAATTCAAGAGTCTCATAGTATTCTGAATCTTGTTCACTCAGGAATTCTCGAACAGTATCAGTAATGTGTTTGAATCCATACCGATCATCGAAATATTCAAATAGTTCATCAAAATAATATCGATCATTTTCGTCTAAGTCTTCATATCGCTTATTATCAAAGAAATACTCAAGAATAATTTTTTTAGCTTCCTCTTCATCATAAACAAAAAGATTACGACTAGATGCTTTGATTTTTTCGATAAAATATCCAGGGTTATTTGTAAAATCCTTATAGAAATCTTCCCAGTTACCCATATTGTTAAAATTTACTGCAACCAGCTCTCCAAAATCCCCTGTGATAGCTAATGATGAATTTTTCTTATCGAAAATATATCTTAGATTATACATTAGATTATATTCTGGATTATGATAATCAATGATTGTAATATCATCTAATTCGATTTTTTTAGCAATGTGCTTGTTGAAATAGTGTGCAAATGATTCCATCACTCCACCTCCTGAACTTCCACACCTGGGCAATCGAATGCCCATCCAAAACCATTCGCAACTACATCTTTTTTCGTAAGTTTGTAGCATTTTTCTGAGAAATTAGTACTTTTTGTAAAAAGGAGTACTACGGGAGAAAAATGTCCGTATTTATCTGCTAAATTTGCATTTTGATTTACAAGATATAAGTCCCCGTCATTTCGGTTTAGAAGTGTAATTTTGTATTTTTTCTCCTCCTCTACTATGTAGCCTTCCAGCCACGCACGAGCGAAATTATTTCTATTTTCAAGTTTTCTAAACCATTCTCGTAACTCTCCGGTGGCTACTTCCCAAACATACTCGAACGCATCTTCCAACTCTACGCTTTGTTCTCTTGCTCCTTCAATCACATCCGCCACACACTGCGGAACCTTTGTTTGATTCAACTCACATCGAATCTTATCAGCATCCTTTAGTTGTTGGCCAACCCATGAACCTTCGAATTTTCCTTGTTCGTAACCACTGCGATATTTCATTAAACCATAGTCGCTTCCTAATTCTTTGAGAATGTCGTTAAGCCATCTTGCCTGTGTCGTTGGGTCAAACCCTCTAATTCGACCAACAACATCCTTTAATTTGAATGGCAACGGTTCTGGTTCGTCCAAAGACCGTAAGTCTTTCAAAACCAAATCAACCGAGGTCAATTTCTTCTTGCTATCTTTAAATTTTTCATAGCGTTCAATTAGTCCCTGAATGTTCATTAAAATTCCTCACTTTCAATTTTTCTGATATCAACAACCTCTTCAAGATATTCCTTTGAACACCAGTCGTATTCAACGCATTGTCTAATAAATCTTTTTTTATAAAAACAATGCTCTATGTATGCGATTGGAAATAGCAAAGCAATAAAAGGTGAGCATACTATTAAAAATAAATAAATAGCAATTGCACAAACTCTTGAATCTGCAATGTATTCATAAAAATCTACTAAATCTTTTATTTTCTTTAAATGCCTGATAAAAATAATATAGTTTTTTCTTTTCATCCTTCACACCTCTACGCTGATTTTTGTACTAATTTCGTTTGCTTCATCCATTCCTTAGCTATGTCCCATACTTCAGCTGGTACATCTTGGTTATACTTTCCACGAAATTGGGCTATCTTCCCCTGCTTTACCTCAAGTGTGTAAAGAGGTGTTTTTGGTTGATTTGATAAGCGTACAAAGACTATCAAAGTATCCCCTTTAAAGTGCTTATCTGTGTATGAGCTTACGCAATGATGTAGCTTCTTGCCTTCATAGATCAGCTCAGCCACTTTTCTAGGAACATGGAATGCGTATCCATTGATTGTCTTATCCATTCCTTCCCTAAGTTTAAACTCAGCTTCAAGTTGCTTGCGTTTCTTCTTATCTTCCAGTTTTTGTTTTTCTTCAACGAATTGATTGTATAATCCGACTGTGTGATTATGCATGGCCGTGAAATCCTTTGGCACAAGCATAGCATCACCTTCAGGCTCAATGCCCATTTCTCGTAGCATTTTGAGATAATCAAGATACTCATTGAATTCAATGTGATACTTAATAACCCATTTCTGAAATTTATTGATCCCTACACCTTTCGGTATATGTTTGATATCGTGGTAAGTCAGATAAGACTCGATTCCAGGCACCAGTTGCCCGTTCCTCTCTTTTAATCGACGGCTCAATTCAAATTCATTGAAACTACGATTCGAGTTCTTAAAGAATTGTTTATTCTTCTGAAGCCATCTACGGTTCTTGTGAATCCAAACCTATAATTTGGATACATGATTTCGTTGGCCAACCTATAAGCATGAATTTTCTGAGCGAATTCAATTTCAAACTTGTATTTGTAAAGCCGTTCAATTTCCCAGTAATCGATGTATCCAAACTTCAAATATTTGAGCTCAGATACTTTTCTAAGTCTCTCAGCCCAGTTGTTTGGATAGAATTTATTACCTGTATAATATCCTCCGCCAAAGAAATTAGCGAAAAGATAAGGGCAGAATTGTCCGCTGTAACTTCGGCCAATCTTTGTGTGTTTGTCATTTTCAAATCGCTCTAAATTAGTAAGTTGAAAATTGATAAATTGTTTCCCTTCAACCAGCTTCGAGCTAAATTCATAAGATTGGATCTCGATGCGTTTCGAGGTGCTAAGAATGATAGAGAAAAAGTAGGTCTTGTCATAAAAAGTGAGCCGTGACGACTTTGTCAGTCGTTTCTCGATACAATGGCCAAGGTTCAAATCTGAAGCGATTATGGTCTTGTCCTTATTGCTCCATTTGTACGTTGTGATTTGCGAGTAGCACCAGCTCCAGAAATCTGCAGGTGGTTTCAATCGTCTGTCAGCTTCTCGCTTGCATTGTTCATGTTTCATTCGTCCAAGAAATCGAAAATGCTCATTTGCTTTTCGACTGCTCCTTTCTCTTTCTTAATTTTGACCGCATCAACTTTATTTTCAGGAGGATTTTTAGGTTTTTCTACCTTCTTCTTGACGGGCTCAACAGGTACCTGCTTGATGTTAGATACTTGAGAATTTGAGATAAAGTATTCTCGAATCCATCTGAAAACAGTAGCATCATCGATACAAGCGACTCCGTTTTCAGCAAATTTACGAGCTTTTTCTTTAGCATGGCTTAAAGCACACTTCAGAGAGTATCGCTCTTTTAAGATTCCTTTAAATAATTCCTCATCCTCCTGATCGCATATCCAGTTATGAATACGGTCAAGTGCAGTATCATGTGGTTGATTTAATTCCTCTAGCAACTTAGCCAGAGCTTTTTCTTTCATGTCATTCATATCATTTTCCAAAAAATGCGACTGCCTTTGTGAATTCGGCTAAATACGGGCAGTCGCTCGTCCAGGTCACACGACCAATTGACGCATATTCTAGCTCGCTTTTAACGTGGTTCGCGGCACGTTGATTTTGTTGCTAAATAATAGCAGTCAATAGCACCGTAATCAAAACGTACATCATCTTTCCCGATGTGTTTTTTGAATTTTGGCCTAGTGATACCTGAGAAAGCCCATTGATGGTCTTTCATCCGTTCGATAAGTTCCTCCACATTGTTAAAACTTCCAAGGTAAAACTTGCAGTGCCCATTGTAGACGAAATAGGGATTTAATAACAAGGTGTCCCACCACTCTAAAAATAATCTTTCCTTTTATTTTTCAAATCATTAAAAACCATCAGATGATCATTGTCTACACCCTTCATCAACCGAGTCATAAACGGCCGACCATATCGCTTCTGAATTTCTTGCGCTGTCAGATTGGTTGTTATAACCGTATTGGCCCTTTTATTAAGAATGTTGTAAAGAATACTGAAGGACCACTCACTGTCCTTTTCCATACCGAGATCATCTAGGACCAAAAACTTTGCACTAGCAATTTTATTGACCAGGAACTCTTCCTGGCTAAAGTCCGCCTTGATTTTCATCAGTAAGTCAGTGACATTGATAAAAATAGCAATTTCCTTTGTATTCTCTGATAAATATTTCATCATAGCAAAAGCAAGATGGCTTTTACCTGTTCCAGCTTCTCCTTGAAAAACAACATTATTTCTAGCCCCCTCAGCCCACTCTTGGCAAATCCTATTTGCAAAAGCTAGCTTTTCCGTCTCTTTTTCGGTCGGTGTGTCGAAGTTATCAAGAGTAGCATTTTTCAGAACATCATCATAGAGAGAGAATTTCTCGAGATAAAACCTCCGCTCTCGCTCATGCTCTGCATCAGCCAGCTCATCCACCTTCAATTGGTTCTCTGCATGGATCCGTTCCGATTCACATAAGCGACAAAGGACATCATTTGTCCGGAGGATTTTGATTAAGGGAATCCCATGCTTTTCGCAAATTTCGGCCTGTTGTTCAGTATTTCTATGGTAAGATAAGGCCATCTCCTCGAGTGCATCAGTTACCATGATACCTTACCTCCGCAAGCCTGCCAGCTGGCCATATCTGACAAGCAAGCAGTGGCAGTAGAAAGAGGTTTTTTAATAAGCAAAGACTTCTTTTCTTCACTTATCGGATAAAATTCCTCTTCAAATTGCTTGATAAGTTCTAAAACCCCCATTCTTGCTTATCCTCCTGTTCATCTTTCTTCTCTTTACGCTGCTTCTCAGATTGTCGAACTTGTTCAACTGTAGTAACTTGTTTCTGCCGCCAATTTCTCAAAATGCCACCTATGTAGCTAACATTTGGTTTTCCTGAAGTAACAGCCGTCCTTAATGCTTCTTTGACTAGTCCAGAGTCATTTTCGTTTAACAGATGATTGATTTCTTCGATTTCAAAACCTGATAGCAGTCTACGAAATTCAGACTGAAATAGTTCTAAGATATTTTCGCTATTACTATTAGTAGTTATATTCTCATCTTTATCTAATTCTTTATCTTCATCTCTTTCTTCTTCTGTTCCGTTACTTTCCGTTACTGTAACGTTACATGTAACGTTACCAATGACGAGCTCTTTTTGTTTTTCTCGATGTCTAGCTACACGTTTTCGTGTTTGTTCCTTGACTTTCTCCATCCCATCAATGTTTTGATGTTTTTCCCAGTTTGGCAAGGTAATGACACCCTCAATAACCTCAATCATACCGAACCGTTCAAAGATTCCCAAGGCCATCCTGACAGTGTTGAGGGGTCTTTGAAATCTATTAGCTAACATTTCATCTGTATAAACTAAATTAGGTGAAATTGCTAAAACTCCATTTTTATTCAATTTTCCAGCCAACACTAGAATTTTGAACCAAATCACCAGAATAGCATCATGATCAGGAAGTGCATCGATAAGACAGATTTTTTCATCATCAAAAACATCAGTAGTAATCTTAATCCATTTGATTTCAGACATTACTCCCCTCCATTTCTCTACTAATCCACAAATGTTTCTTTTCGTGTCACGGGATCAATGTCCACACGTCGCCCTGTTTTAAAGTCGATAAACCCTTTCTCAACTTGTGGCGCTTGAAATTGAATCTTCTTCTTCGGTCTCATGGCCATTTTCAGCTTGATATTCATCATTAGCGATTCAATCAATATCACTGATACTACTGTTCCTACTGCAATAATTTGTAAATTGTTCATGTTTTTTATCCTCTTTTTATGCTATAATATAGTCAAATAATTTTGCTAAGACCTTGTCCAGAAGCCTTTTAGTAAAGTTATTATAGTTGATTTGAGAGCCATTCCTTGATGGCTCTTTTTGACCATTTTTTACCAGGGAGTTCTTTTGGAAATCCCTTCATGTAACGATAATTATTTGAAAATGTGTCATAGTTGATTCCTAAAAATAGG